TTATTTCTTCGGTAAATTTGTTTATTAGGCACTAAAGCCGCACCCATCAAAATACGTTTTTCCGCATCTACTTCTTTTAGTTCAACTTCATGCTTTTTTAACGCTATAAAGTTTTCTTCAATCGCGGGACTTTCAACAACTGAAACGGCATTAATACCAGCTTCTAATTTTGTGTCGTCTATTAGTAGTTCTATTATTTCAACTTTTGCCATAACTATTAAACTTATAATGTAGCGTTTTGTACTCTATTCCTATCCAAAGCCTGTGCGCTTGTTACTTCGCCACTAACTACGTAGGCTTGTGTAGGCGTTTGTTGTAATTGCGCTAATTGATTGATACCGCTTGAACCTATTGTATTAAAGTTCGCAGTCATAGGAGCAGCTCCAGTTGGAACGTTAGTATCATTACCGCCACCACCTGAACCACCACCGCCAAATTTAGAATTTGAAATTTTAATTATGTTTGCAGCTCCAACCGTTGCAGCAATACCAGCTTCGACAAATTGCATACCCGTTGCTAACTTAATCGGGTTACCACCAGCAGTCAACGCACCCGTTACCGCCATTGCAGTGTTTGTAATTGCAGCGGCTAAATTAAAAGCCTTTTGTACTTGAAATTGTTTACGTGCATCTTTTTCGTTTTTAGTATTAAACGAACCAGCTAAATCACCTAAAGCGCTAAAAGTATCTCCAGCCAGTTGGAGCGTTTTTTGCCTTAATTCGTTCCGTCTTTCTATTTCTTCTTTATCTATTTGTTTTTTCTTTTCGGCTTCAGCTTCCCGTATTTCAATACGTTTTGCAGCCGCTTCCATTTCGGCATCGAATTCAATTTGTTTCTGTTCAATTTCTTTTTTGTTTTTTTCTTCCCACGTTAATAATTTATCACTATTATATTTAATATCTAATTGAAGTAATTCCTTTTTTAACGTTTCATCAATTAATTTTTGTGCTTCAGCTAATTGTTTTGCATCAACTATTTTATCTTTTGAACTTGCAAGTAAATCTTCTTTTTCTCTTTTATTTTTTTCCTTTGCAAGTGCTACTTCTTTATCGTATCCATCAGCCATTAACGCCAAACGCTTGTCAGTGTTTTCACGCTCTAAATCAAGTTTTTCTTTTGCTGCGCCTTTTTCCGTATTTACACGGTCTTGCGCTCCTTGTTGATCGCCTTGTTTTATTTGTAATAGTAAGCCATCTCTGTCCGATTTCATTTGGGCAATACCTTGTTTTGCTGTTTTAATAGTCGCATCGCTATCAGCTTTTACTGCTGCTGGGTCAAAGAAAAATTTACTACCGACCTCAGAATACATTTCGTTTATTTTCGTAATTTCAGCATTCAAATTTAAAGCCGTTATTGTTCCAAACCCTAATTTTTCAGAAACTAAATTAGCAGTTTTTAAAACCAAATCTATTGGGGCAACAAGTAAACGCGTACCTAAAGCAGCAAGTTCAACGCCACCCCTAATAATCATTTTTAATATGTTTTGATTTCTGGCAGCAGCTTCAATTTCTAATTTAGCAGTTTCTTCAAGTCTTTTTAAATCTACTTCAGCAGTTTTTATTGAAGCATTTAATTTATCAATTTTTAATTGTAATATTTGCTTTTCTGTTTTACCTTGTAACCTTAATGAATTTTCTTGTAATTGAAAACTGTCGTAAGTTTCTTTTGCTATTACAGCGTTTTGATGTGATAATTTATTTAATTGTTTTTGTTCTTCAGAAATACCACTAACAGCTTTTTTAATATCGTCCCAATATGCAACTAAAGTTCCAACGGCTACGACTAATAAACCTATTCCAGTTGCAGCAACACCCGACTTAATTCCACTTAACGCGTTTTTTGCTGTAACTCCTAAGTTTTTAAAAGCACGCCCAGCATCTTCTAAGCCTTCTAAACCTTGCGCTAAAGCCATAGCCGCTTGTACTTTAAGCATTGTTTCCTGTACCGCTTCACCTTCAACACCTATTAGAGCTAATCCCCCTTCAACGGCACTAAAACCACTTGCAACGGCACTCATTGCTTTATTCATTGCTATAAAAGCACCCTCCCCTTTAAACGACTTCATTAAATCGTTGGTATCCTCAATTTGGTCTTTTAATTCAGCAGCACGTTTAGCGGCGTTAATAGCTTCGTCGGACATTTCACCGTACGCAGAAACCATTTTTTGTAATTCTGCAACCGCCTCTTTGTATTGTTGTTTTAGCGTTTTGCTATTGTCTTGTATTTCTAATTCAATCGTTCTTTTTTCAGCCATTGTTTACGCTTTTCTTGTTTATAAATCTTTTTAATATTTCCAGTTAGTTCGTGTTTTCCTTTTGCCACGTCCACTATTTCACTCACTCCGAAGAAATCGTCCGCTTTTAAGAGTTCTAAAATTAATTGAATCATTGTTGTAATATTTGAATTGTGTTTACTGTTGTGCTTCCATCCCCAAAAGTGTACGTTACAGTCAATGTAATAACTTGAACGCTTGAATTTTCCGTTATTAAGTTTTGAAATTCTTCAGTAATTAAACTATCTGAATTTTCCGCTAAAATATTTGAAGGCGTATTCGTGTTTTCAGGAATACAAACTACTATTGTTTGACTACTTGTAATTGTGCTTGGAGTGATTGTAACGCCGCCAAAAGTTGTTGTAATAGTAGCACTTACCGCACCGTTAATAAAGTTAATAGGAACGTTTAAACATTGTGCATCAAAAGACGGAACGTAAGGCTTACCACTTGTTAAAGGTCTGAAATCTAAATACAAACTGAAATCTACTTGACCCGTAGTTAAGTTGCTTTTCATTTCGTTTATTATATAGCGTTTATCTCTTATAATAAGACGATCATTTAGTTGTAGGTTAGTCAATAAGGAAATAGGTAAATTCGTCTTTACATTGACTAATCTATTCTTTAAATTAAATAAATTAACTAAATACGGAAAATAATATTCAGCATATAAACCTTGTTGTATTGTTTCTTCGTGAATTACTGAATTTTCAGCTCCAAAGTTTAAACTATATTTTTCGTTTTGATAGCTAAGGTCTTGACCAAATTGTGCAAATGAATCAATATCCTGGTGCGTAGTTCCATCGTAAAATCTAATAGGATGTGAACTTAAATCATTACTTTCGCCATACAAATAAAGCAGCATCGGTTTTGGCGTATAAGCGTTGAAGCTTTCATTAAGGCAATAACCTAAAATAGCGTAATTATTTGAATTGTCAATAGAACGCGTAAATAATAAATTTTCAAAAGGAACTTCTATTACATACTCGTCGCCATCGTACGCAAATTGGTATTCCATATTTCCGTATTCGCTATTCGATATTTTAAAGAAATTACGATTAACAAAACTTTCGGATTGTTGATATTTAAAAGCTATTTTTTTATACAACTTAATTCGTTCAATATCTATTGAATCAATGTCTGTATATTGTGTAATATCTACAATAGCCCCTTGACCGTACCAATCTTCTAAAGGTAGTATTTCAAAAGTGTTTTCTGAAGTAGCTACGCAAGTTGCGTTAAACTCTTTTAAAACGCCTGAAAAGAAATCGCCTACCTTCATATCAGGCAGCGTTGAATTAATGCTTACATTACCAGCTAAAACAGTTTGTACAGTGCTTATTTGCGCGTAATTACTCAACCCGTTTACTCCTGTTATTTGGTAATTAATTAACATATCAATATTCATAGGCGCAGTAGCTTTCATTTTGAAAGTTAAAGTCGTGTCTAATCCTGAAACATTTTGAAAACTTATATTACCAAAAACTCCCGTAGTATTTCCTTCAATCGATTGATAAAAACTACCGTCTTGAAATACGTCAATATACCAAGTTCCAACTGCTGATTGATTTAATACCTCAAAACTAATTACACTAAATTGAACGTCTTGTGCAAATAATACATTTATTTCGTCTTGGTAAATATCCGTATATGTTAAATCGCCTGGGTTTGGTAGTGTATTATCTTCAATTACCGTTGCTATTACTTGGTCAATTACAACGTCCGTGCTTTCAGTTAAAAAAGTATATTCATTCGTGTTTTTACCGTACAAAAAACATTTTGTAAATCTCGGGTCTGTTAAAAATGTCCCCGTAAAAGTAACACCGTATTTGTTTTCTATTTCGTCAAATATTTTATTTATTTTTACCGCTGGAAATAATTCATCGTATTGTATTGCGTGTGCGTTTTGTGTAATATCTTCGCTCCCGTGGTGGTACGTCCATACTCTATTACTTGCAATCAAAGGATACCGAACGTCGTAATCGGTTGCAGTATCCGTTATTCTATTATAAATTTGAGTACCCGTATAAGCAAACTCCAGCGCGTTAAAATCTAATTGATTCAATTTATCTTCGCCAAACAAATCTTTTAAAGTTCGTATTTCACCATAAAAAGTAAGCTGGTAATTTTCAGGCATTCCGTTTTTTACATTCGCCTTTTCAATCTGAATTTTACCACGTCTGAAAGTAGTTAAATCAATTTCAATTAACGCGTTTCTTCTTATGTTATGGTCTATTGTACTATCTACATCCGTTTGGTAAAAGTGCTGAAATATTTGATTGTTAACGGTTGAAGCTGGTACGGTAAAGCTTTGCGAAAAATCAGTAAATACTTTTGAAATATCGTTAATGTTTTGAACGCTCGAAGTAACATTAATTTGTTCGTCTTCAAATAATTCAATCTTAAGTCCTTCAATATAAACTTGTACTTGCCTCATATTACGTTGTTTATTGCATTAAAGGCAAAGTCAAACTCCAAAGAATAGTTAATCATTTTTTGGTTTATATTCTTGAATAGCTCCGTTGACTTCGTGTTAATCTTTACGGGTAAACTGTTTATTAATATTCTTTCGCTTGTCATTAGCTGCTCCAACAAATCGTTGTAGCTTTCAGTTACCCAGTCCGTATTTACTTTAATGCTTCTTTTCGCAGTTGTATTAAATACTTTGCGTTGACCTTCTAAAGTATTGTAGTTAGGAAACGTGCTTTGCATTAAATTGTATTCCGTGTTTTCAATGCTGAATGTATCGTTAGACGCTGCGAAAAACCAAGTACGCTGCCAACACCCATAACGGTTTACAAAGTCGCACAAAACGGCTGTATAGCGGCATAGCTCGAAAGGTTTAAAATTGGATTCCCAAACAGTTACGTCAGTACCTAAAATATTAATTATTATTTCTAATTTATTTCCACCAGCATAATAATTTTCATAAACGGTAGGAACGTCTAAAATTGAATTGTCTGTTAAGTTTTGTGTGAATGTAGCAGCCGTTGCCAAGTTAGTATATTTTGCTTTGTAGCTTGTCGCAGTTTTAACCATTATATGACCACCCCTTCTACTTGAATTTGTGCTTGGGTTTTTGCCATCGTAGTAATAAAAAAACGTCCCTTCGTCGTGTAATATGTCGTAAGTCGGCGTGTAATTATACCCTTGTTCATACCAACCAAAACCGTCATAAGCTACGTAAGAATTTGTACTAAGTAGCGTGTAAACGCCCCCGTCTAATTTGTATCTTTTTAGTTGAACATTGCACCATTGCGTAGTTTGACTTGCTGGAAAAGTATTATAAATTTCTTGTCTTGTATTCCAACTGATATACTCACGAACGTAAGGTGAAATATTGTAATACGTCTTTACGTTGTTTGAAGCTGGTATTAATTTACTCAAAGTGTAACTTGGCGAAGCTGGTGCGCTCCCCGTACCGTTCCAAATAAATACTTCTAACTTAGAACCGTCTTGTCCCGTTTCGGATATTTCTACTATATAAGGTGAACGTGCAAAAATACTCATTTTATATTCTTTAAATTTTGGTCTAATATTTCGTTTAAAAGCTGTTCGGCATCTAAACCGTATTTATCTATTAACGTATCTGGTAAAGTTTTGTAGGCAGCTTCAAATGGCTTGGTAAAAAATAGGCTTGGTTTTATTCCTTTGAAATAAATACTTCGTGCAATTAAGAATTGAATACTTTTTTTAAAGCCCGCAGCAGAAACAGAGCGTGCAGCAAATTTCCCGTTGTTACGTGGTGCTAAACCTTTACGAACTATCCATTTATCCAGCTTACTTGGTGGCGGCATTTTATCCTTATATGAATAAGGCGAACCGTGTTTTACTCGTTTACCGTCAACCCCTTTATCCTGAAAGTTTCCATACGGTTCCATCTCGAAATAAATACCTATTGAATTAGGCATCTCTTTTACTTCGCCTTTTATTGAATTCGATAATTTACCGCTTGAATTTTTACCCATCTTTTGTAAATTGGCTTTTGCTTCAGCTACTACCAAATCACGAAACTTTTCTAAGGCTTTTAATCTTTCACTCATTAACAAACAGTCATTTCATTAGGAACTAAAATATCAAAAGTCATAGTCCAACCAGCTAAATAGTTTTCAAATCTTTCAGCAAAGGCTTCTAAGGTTGGGTTACCGTCTACTTGAAAAGCATCCGTAAATAAGTCGCCTCGTCTAAGTTCTTCGTACAATCTATTCAATACTGAAAGCATTGTATTAAGTACGTAAATCTCATTATCGTTACCGTCAAATATATTTGTGTCTTCGTCTTTTGATTTGTTTACAATATCCATTGCCATTAAACTCACGTTAAAACGAATTATATTACTTTCAAACGTTGCGTTGTTTACTATAATATGAACTAAAGGAAATATTGTTTGCTTTGCCAAATCGACCGCAAAAATATCGCCTTGAGTAACCGTGTTTACAAATGGATCGTTTTCTAAGTTGGTTTTTAACGTATCTAAAACAGTGTAATAATTAGCCATGTCTTTGTATTTTTTTTAATTCTCGTTCTTCTATTTCTCGTTTTTGTCTTTCATAAGTGAGGTAGGTAAGACACTTTCTAACTCCCAGTCGGGTAACTTCATCAAACTTTGTAACGTCTCCTTGAGAAAGCGCATAGATTGAATTGTACCATCCCCATCTTTTATTAAATTGCGTTCTTTCGCTAAAGTCATTATCTTCGGATTCCTCTGTATCTCCTTCTCCAAAGAGGTAAGCGTATGTTGAACTAAGTCGCTTCCTAAAGTCGAAAAAAAAACCGTTGCACCTAAAACAACATCCAATGAAGCGTACTTCATAACATCACTAAATTCATCCGTTCCTTTGTACTCAAATATTTCGTATCGGTCTTTTACTTTCTTTGTGATAGGTCGGTACATTACCGCCATTGCTTTGTGAAAAGTTTCTACGCTTGATATATTACTTTCCAAATCAATGTACTCACCGAAACTCATATCTTCCAGATTAGGAATAAACCCGAACTCCATATCCTTTATTTTAAACGTAGCTTGAAACTTAGGCTTCGCTTTGAATATTTCGTTTAAATGTAGGGTCAAGCTTTTAACGTCGCTCCATTTTACTTTTACAACGTCTTTCATTTTCAGACCGCAAAATATTTCGATAGTCTTTTGACCTATAAATTCTTCGTCGTTTGACTTTTCAACTACCTTCATAAATTCTTGGTAGCTCTTTAAAGGAATTTCACTTAATGAAGTAGGGATTACAATTTCTGTTTTCATTCTATATATTAACTTTTAATTCGTGTTTTTGTAGTTTGTAAAGATAATTTACACTATTTGCATACTTAAACGGCTGCGAAATATTATTTATTTACCAAATATGATACTTACCGTAGTTAGAATTCATTCCTAACGTTTCCATTTCGTGGTATCGTAGCGCATCAATACCATGATTATTTGTGTCAATCGGTTTGTTTAAGCGTGTGCCTTGTTTATCCGTGTCCCAGCAATAAGCTCGAAGTTCCTTAATTAGGTTGGTACTATTTGAAGTAACTAAATATTCGTTACGCTGCATAACATCTATTCCGTAATTTATTGAATCCTTACCCTTTGTAACGCCTTTAATTGTTATTCCGTAGCGTTTTATTTCTTCAATGCTTTTCGGTTCGCTTGAATCAGCGTAAACGGGTACGTGTTTCGGTAGTGCGTTTGCAATATCACTGTTTAACATTCCCGTTTGGTACTTCAGTTCGTTTATTATTCGTTGCCCGTTGTAATTGTATATTTCTATTATTGCAGTTGGATCGTTCGTGTAACCGAAGTCTAATCCAATACCTATTAAATTTGCTTCTTTCGGTAGTATATCAATAGTTTTCCAGTTACTAAATATAACGCCTTCAAGCATTCCTATTTCGCCAAGTCCGTAAACCCTCCACCAGTTACTCCAATACGCGCTTGTTTCGGCTTTTAAACGGTTCTTTTCTATTTGTTCAACTATTGAGTTGTCTAAGGCTTCATTGTCCTTGTAGGTTAAGATTATAAAGTCTGCGTCGGGTTCGTCTTTTAGTTCGGTATGTACCCAGAATTCATTAGCCGGGTTGAAGTCTAAATAGATAGCTTTCTTTGTACGTATAGCAAGTTCGTTATAAGACTCAAAGGTTACGTTGTTACATTCGTTTATATATAGAACATCACGCCTTGCACCTCTTAATTTGCTGGAATCGTCAGCACTAAAAAATTCAATGTAACTACCATTAGCAAATTCGTATCGTAAAAGCGATTTATTAAAGCGCTCGTCAAAATACCTACCCGTGTCTTTCATGATACGTAAGAAGTCCTTTAACGCACCTCTACGCAAGTGAGGTATTGTTTCAGCAACTACGCTTATTTCCGTTTTCGGGTACGTTGCAGCCTTTGTAATTAGAATCGGTAATATTCCGTATGTTTTTCCCGCAGAAGTACCGCCTTGAATTATTTTAATTCGTTTTTTTAAAGCTTCTATTTTACGAATTGCCGTCGTTATTATCACTTAGTTTAAATAAAGGTTGTTCGATATTCGTTTGTTCAACTTGCTCTTTCAGGTTGTTTAAACGTTGCGTAATGCTTGCGTTATACTGCCCTACCATACCGCCCGTTATTTGATCTTCGCGTATTTCTTTGCGTATACGTGAACAGATAGCGGTAAATTCTGAATATCTTTTATCTCTATTCATGAAATAGTCTTCAACTACTCCTACTTCGTCCCAGCAAAATATCTCGAATCCTTCCATTGTTAAAGGTCTTTCAAGTGGCTCGGCTCTTTCTTCAAATTCTTTACCTCCGAATACGCTTTTAATTCTCGGGTTGGCTTTTACGTCTTCTTTGTATTTTTTAAATATTTCGTATAGTTGTTCAGGACTATCTAAGTTTCTTGGTCTACCTACTTTTGCCATTTTTTAATTCGTCTTTTGTTAAATTTTCTTCGTAAGTTGTTGAACATACCGCTAAACGTTGGTCTATATCTTCGTATTCAAAAGTCATTGTATCGTCAATCATGCACCTTTGAACGAAGTCTTTTTTACTTTCGTCTTTTCGTGGCTTAGGAATTGGCATCTTCGTACGTGTTAAATAATATTTCTAATTTATTCATTACATCACGTAAACAACTACCGCAGCTTGTTGGTTGCATATTTACTTTAAATACTCTATTATAAATTCTTAATAGTTCTTTTTGTTCGGTAGGCTTCATTGAATAACGTGTTTCAGAATACCATTCTTTTAAATAATTGTATTCGTCTTCTTGTAAACATTGTACGTTTCTATACGACCATTGTTTATTAAGCCATTCTTTACGTTCGTCACATTTACAATCTTCACCAAGTAACCATTTCGCCACCTTTGAAACTCCTGTAGCTTCTAAGACCTTTTCTACCGTGTCTCCTAATCCTTCACTTTTAGCCGCTAATATTTCAGCTTTTGTTCGTCTTTTTCTTGTCATTTTTATTCTAAATTAAATTTATTTTCTAACTCAATTAATTCTTGTTTCCATTCATTTAAAACTATCCTACCAATAGAACGGAAAAGACAACTCGGAATTATACCGAAGTTATTTGAAGTACCGAAACGAATGCTTGAAGTCATTTCAACTACATTTTCACATTGTGAATATTCAAAATATTTTATTTGTTGATGACAATGTTCTATTTTTTTTAATAGTTCGTTGCATCTTTGTAATTTTTCTTTATCCATTTTTATTTTATTAATTCGTAATCCTGGTTCTTAAAATCTTCGTAATCTTCTTTTACATTATCTTTTAAGCGTTCTTTGCAAGTCTTAATTGTTTTCCATACGCTTTTAAAACTTATTCCAGTAACGCCTTCAATTTGCCTTGTACTCATTCCTGAAGTTCTGTAAAGGTCAAATAATAGTTGATCGTACCAGTGCCATTGTTTAACCTCTTGGTTTATCTTTATTTCTAATCGTTTCTTTGCTTCAAGTATTTCAGGCAAGTATTCGTCTTTTATCTGGTAGGCTTCCGTTATGCTTACTTTTGTTATCCGTGTTTTGCTTTTTTTATAATCAAAAGTCATGTTACGTAATACCGTCCAAACAAAGTTTTTATTCAGTTTACCGTTTAAATAAAACCGTTCAACGTTATTTATTACAGCCATTTTTAAATACATTTCTTGAACTATATCTTCAGAGTAAAATTCTTCTCCAAAAGTGCCTACAATTTTAATCCAGTCTTTGTGGTGTTTACTTAGTTCTAATAAAAACTTTTCATTTACCAAAGTGAACTAAATAACTGAATAACTAAAAAACTTAATAAACCTATTGTAACACGAAACATTGATTCCAATATTAATTCGTCTTTATATACCCACCTTTCAAATTTATGCGCACTTTTCCAATATACCAAAACAAGAAAAACCCTATCTAAAATAAACAGGGTTATCAAAAACGGTAGTAGTAGAATGTATCTCACACTACAAAGTTATACTATTTTTTTAAATATTCGACAAACGTCGCTCTTCAAATATCATTTCTTGGTTAAAATCAAACTCTTCTTGCATTAATTCGTACTCATCAAACTCAAAAGAATACGGATCATTATCTAAAATGCTTTCAATATATTCACAAATTAATTTCGTGTTTCTTTTGTTTAAATGCTTAGAACTTATTAACGCCCCATCTTCAGCGTATAAGTCGTATTTACTTAATTTAATTGTTACACCGTCTAATTCACCGTCTTTTAATATCCATTCAGGCGTGAATTGAAATTGCATCTCTTTACCTTTGCCGCAATCAATATCAAAATATCCTACGCCATTATTTACTTCAATGTTTTTTACTGTTGTGTTACGTTTTTTCATAGTGCTATCGTTTAATTATTTCTTCAAAATTAATATAACTTTTTAAATAAACAACACTTTTAGAAAAAAAATATAACAGTTGCTAAAAAATATTGAAACATCTTTTAGCTTTGTGTTATAAGCCATTTGAAGTGTCTTCAATATAACTTATCGGTGGAGAATCGAATGGTAAATCCTGATAATAGTTTTTGCCACATTTGCAGCAAGTCCATATATCAACTTTTCCATAAATACCATTTCGTTTCCAAAAGTGCATACAGAACAAACGGCTTATAACACTAAATAACCGCCATTTTTTACGGTAGCGTTTTATCCGAAGTTCATCATTAAAATTAAGTTGGTTGTATATCATAAGATTAGTTTTTAAAATTAAAAAACGAGCGGTTATTACTGAACGTTATAACCCCCCGTGACATAGTGCCGATCTAAGTGACAGGGGGTTGGCTTACCAGAGCCTTTGTAGTCAGGACAGGATTCGAACCTGTTTATTTTGGTAGGATATGTACACTTTCCGTTTGAAGTACCAATTGCATAACCAATCTGCCACCTGACTATAAAACCAAGGCGTGTTACATTACACCACTATCTCTAATGAGCCTGTGACAGTATTAACTGCCCATCTCCTTGGTCGTTAATCTTATCAAGTATCTCTTGAGGGGTATGATACTGCCCGTCAATGTATATCATTATTCTTACTAAGTAGTTCATTACATTCCTTTTTCATTTAGGTACTTCGCTAAACGCTGGATCGTTTTACTTGTTAAAGACTTGCCATTTAAAAACGTGTGAATATTACTTTGATGAAGTTTAGCATCTAAACAAAAAGCATTCAATGATAGTTCGTGTTTTTGTAGGTAGTCCCGTAACATTTTACGGGTTAACTCGTCGCTATTTGCTATTATTTTACTTGCTTTCATTTAGAAATCGTTTAAGAAGTCGGATATATCGTTTTTAGGCTGCGTTTCAGGCTGTTTAACGGCGTTTTGATTATCCCTTGGTAATTGTGCTTGTAAACCTATATAAGCTCCGTTGTCGCCTTGTTTTTTCCATCCAGCTAATTCGTACTTAATTCCGTTGATTGTTATACTACCTTTAAAATCAGGGTGTGAATCTTGTTTTTTAAATTTGTTGGTAGATAGACTACCGTAGTTTTTTTGTTCCATTTTATTTTATTATTTGTTAGTAAATCCATCTTAAAAACCTTCTTATTAACCCTAATTCTTGTTGTGGTTTTTCAACTATTTGTTTAGGTTGTTTTTTCAATACGTTTTTTTCTTGTTTTATTTTAGGTGGGTTGGTGTTTATCTCAATACCATTATTAACTTTATCAAATAAAGTAGGTTCTTTAACACTATTGTCTATAGTAATTTTTCTTTTTAATTTAGATTTATAATTTATTTCCCTCATATCATCTAAAAAAGTTAAAAATAATTTTGGGGTTATTGGTATTTTTTCATCCCATTTATACAAAAAAATACCTTCTTCATCATATTCTCTATATATAACATTTTTTTCAAATAACCAAGAAAATAATTTGCTATTAATTTTATTTTCTTTTGAAAAAATATAAGGCTTAGAAAATGTTTTATCATTAAATTGCTCTTTTAATTTATTACACGCAATAATATATTTATTGATTGTTTCTTTTCTTTCTAACCTTAGTTTACAACTTTTCTTTTCCATTTTTATTTTACTTTTACTTTTAACATTTTAATTACTAAAGAATCAGCATTTACAGTACCGCCTTCATCAGTTAGCGCAGTTAAAGCTTCTATTAATTGCTTTATTTCTTTTAGTTCTTTTTTTAAGTCTTGTATTTCTTGGTTCACTTCGGGGTTCATATTAATTAAGTTTAAAGATTATCAAATTGTTTTTGTAATTCATCTAACTCAACAGTTACCAACTCTATTTCTTTTTCAATAGATTCTCTTATCAAATCTAAATTTTTAAAATATACATCACATGGTGTATTAAAAGGTCCAACAGTATACTCTAAGTATACTTTATTTAAACCACAACCTTTAGCATGCTGTAACTTCCTTCTATATTCATAAAGCCTATCATACTGTTCTTTTAAATTTTTAGCTAAATTAAACACATCATTTTTCATATTAATTTAATTATTTCGTTATAATATTCGTTACATTCTTCTATTCGTGTTTTAATAGCTTCAATAACTTCATCGTCACGCTTTACTACGTGCGTTTTAACGCGCTTTTCCATAGGTATGTGTCCGAATGTATGCTTATCTTCTACAAACTCTCTTAAATCGTTGCTTTCACTAATTAGGTTTTGCTTCCAGTGTTCCCTTCTAATTTCGTCTTCTACTATTTGTAAAGGCGTATCAACTAAACAATAGCATAATAAAGCTTCTTGTTTGTCCGTTAGCCACATATAACCCTGAAGTTGGTAGTAATAATCTTTGTTATTTAGTTCGTTTTCTACTACCTTTTCAAAAAATGTAAACGCATCCCAAGAACTTTTAACGTCAATCAGTACATCCGTGTTTACATCAGGTTTACCAGTTACCCAGTCATTAAAAAATTGTTCTTCATTCTTGTAAATAAAGCCTACGTCTAAAACACTTTCAGTTAATTTAATCGCTTCGGGTTCTACTTCGTTTCCTTTGTCCGTGTATCTACTCCAGAACTCTTTATGTATTCCGTATTTCTCTTGAATTGCTAATTCTAAAATGTAGCTTTTAGTAGTTAGCGAAAGACGCTCCCCCTTTGTGCGGGGGTTCGTCATTATTTTGCCGATTTGTGAACAACGTACTTTCATAATAACAAGGCTTTTTCTTGTGCTTCGCTTAATTGAAATTTCTCTTTTAACTTTTCGATAGTAATTTTACCTTCGTTAATTGCTTTCAAAGCATCCGTAAACCTTTTATTATCCAAGCTTTCTTTTTTAGGTTTTTCCTGTTCGCCTGACGCGTCCGTATCTTTGTCGGTTACTAATCCTAAAATTGAACTTAAACAGTACCTACGAAAATACGTAACTCCAGAACCGAAACTTTGAAAGTCGTTCATTCCTTTTAATTGTACGTATGGAATTAAAGTATTTGAATCAATCATTTCACCGCTTTCAACGTGAAATAAAACCGTTTTAAGATAGTTTAATCCGTCTTGTGAATTAATTAACTGTGTAAATCCTAATCCGTGTTTTTGTAGTAATGGATTTACTTCGCTAAATATTTTAGGGAGATCACTATATGAGTACCCGTACCCTTGCGTTTCTTTGTGAATTACTTTCACTTCTTGCTGGAACGCTGCCAGACTTTTTAATAAATTTTTCATAATAACTTTGTTTAATTTTCTACAAATATAATGTAAATTTTTAATATAAGAATAGTTTTAAAAAAAATATTATCCTTTTTTTCTATTATCCGCATTTGTTTTATCAACCGTACATCCAACAACTTCAAAAAATTCACTGTATTTAAATGTTTTTAAATATTTTAAAGCATCTTTTTTTCTAAAAAAACTATAACCTACTAAAATTTCAATTTCATTATTAATTTTAATTCTTTGTTCGGTAACTGTATTTTGCCAAATATTAGCTCCTTTATGCTTAATTATATATATTCTCATTTTACAAAAATTTCTTTAAACCTTGTGCGCATCGTTCAATTGAATTTGCGCGCTCCTGAAGGCTTGTTATTTGTTCGATTATAGTTTGCTTACAATCGCTCGTAAAATATCCCTGTGAGTTAGCTATTAAAGGAATTAAGCCATTTGAACGTATGTAATTAACCATTTTACGTAAACGCGGACCAGTCATTTTAATTTTGTATCCGTTGTATTGTAAATACTGATTCATTCGTGTTACTATTAATTCGCTCTTAATCGGATTGTTTTTCTTGTACTGCCTAAATCCGTGAATTACTATATTTAATATTTCCATTTCTTCAGCTGTTAATTCGCTGGTGTGTTCTTCAAATCCCGTAATCATTTGTAAATGTTTTTAATGTTATTCTTTTCAGCATATCTAATTACAAAGTCTTGCGCATCTTCTAATCTTTGGCTTGAATAAAGATACTGCCTATTTCTACGAACGTAAAAATAATTATAAATGTAACCGTACTTGTTTTTTACCTTAGTTGGGTAAATCCATTTTAATTTAATTTCCATATTGTTTAATCTTTAATTTATACTTGTTAATTATTTCCTTTAATTCGTCTATTGTAAACTTCCGTGTTTTATTAGCTTCCAGCTCTAAAAGTGTTAATTGTTCAATTCCTATCTTGTTAATTAATTGCTTTCTGTATTCAATCAAATTACCACTTAAATAAGTATTACAGTGTTCGCATTGTAAATGCACGTTGCGTTCGTCAAAACGTACGTTCCAATGATTATTAGCATTGTAGAAGTGTCCAGCGTTTTCTTTTAACGGCTTTTTTTGGCACGATATACAAAGGTTGCCAGCATCTCGTAAACGAATGTATTTATTAAATACTTGCTGCGCTAATTTAATATAGTCTTGAACGGTCATTAAATCGGCTTTTAACTTCGCTTTTTTCTTTTGCCAGTTCTTTTGTTTTACATCGTTTATCCATTCAGTTACACAATTAGGGTCGAAGCAATTTTTTTGCAGCGTTGTAATTGGTTGGAATTGTTGACGGCAGTATTTACATTTTTTATTTTTCATAGTTCAACCGTTAGTTCTTCACCCGTAAGTGCAAAGTATAAATTTTGAAGCTGATGAACGTATTCAATATATTTATACCAATCGCCGTAATCATTCATGTAGAAATGACAATATACATCATCTTCTATATCAACATCAAATCCACCATTTTGATATAGACCTATATTATCATTATATTCAAATCCTAATTTCAATAACCACTCTGTTGTTATTTTAATAGGTATCAAACAAATTCCAACATAAAACCTACTCGTATTATCGTGTATTTTTACACTATTATTTGTTCTAATTTCAGACACTATAACGTGACCTTGTTTTCCGTTTAAATAGTTTCCTATTCTTAATTCATTTGTTTTCATATTTCACCGCTTATTAACATTTCTAAATGCTTATTCAAACTCTTATTCTCTTGTTTTAGCATTATGTTTTCAAGTTCTAATTCGTGGTTTCGTCTATTCGTAGCCATTAACATTTTGTCTACGTGGTTTAAGTATTGCACCGCTTCGCCTACTTCGGTTAGGCTTTTTTCCATTGATTCAATTAGGTCGGTACGGTGTTCGTGTTTTTCTTTTATGTTGTCTAAACTATATTTTATTTTCCAGTAAAGTACGTTTAAACCCGCTTTACGTTTTATCATTTCAAGCATATTTCTTAATTTAAAATGGCATAGTCATTTCGCCGTTCTTGTTTTCAATTGGTTTTAATTCTTCAAATGCGCCTTGCTTCATTCGTTCGCTAAACGAAAGTAATTCTTTTCCGTTTACAATATCAGGATTACGTACAGGAAAACTATTTGATTTTACGCTTTTAGGTCGGTGTTTTTGTAGCGGGTCAACGTTACCAATTACAAACCCTAAACCCGAATTAAAATTACACATTACTGGTTCGTTTAATCCAGTGTGTTTACCGACTGTTTCAACGTCTTTTATTTTTTCTACGTTGATCCAAGTTGAATATTTCATTATAGGGTCTTTTACTAAACGATGAATTACAAAGAAATCGTCGCAACGGTTACTAAATGCTTTACCACCTTCAATATGGTCTTTTAACGGTGCTTTTAAGTTACCCTTCCATTCGCCTTCCGTGTAAATATTTGCACCCCTACCGCTTTCAGTATTCGGGTGCGTGTTTATGTACAAAGTCATTCCCGTAAAATTAACCATTTGACGCGCTTTATTCATGAATTCATAGTTACCTTCATACGTCATTTGCCTATCTAAACCCGTGAACGGGTCAATTAAACCTACTTTGCAATTACTATCTTCAAATATCTTTAACAATTCTTCAGGCTTGTATAGTTTTGAGTTGTCTACAAATTGAAAGTATTGTTCTAAATAAGTTGAATAAGTCATTATTTCTTCTTCAGTAAGTGTTTTAAATTGTTGACCTGAATACATTTGAATTAAATCACGTAATATTTGACCTTTTTGATTTTCACCACTCCAGATACAAAACGTTAATTCGTGTTTTAGTGCCAAATTTAAAAAGTACCAATTTATCCAATACGTTTTACCTACGTTGTCGTGTCCTAAAATGATATTTAGTTGTTTAGGTTTGAATCTTAAATAATTGTCTAAATCGCATCCTATTTCTAAACCTTGTTTTATTTTACCATTACGATAGTTCAATAAATAGTCTATTGAGTCTCCAGCTGTTTTTAACATAATCCTTGTGCTTTAGCGATATAATATTCGGGCGGGTTCGGGTCGTTGTCTTGGTCGTATTGTTTAGGGTTTCTATTGTACCAAGTTCGCAAGCGTTGTTCTATACCGAATGTTTTTTCTTTTTCAAATCTAAGCTTTTTATCTTTAACCCCGTGTTCAGTCCAGTAATCGTAAAATTCTCGTAGCATTTTTTTAGGATACTCATTTACAAACAAAGAAAGCGAAGCGTAAAACTTGCTTTTACGTTCTTCTATACTATCTATTTCTTTATCTATTACTCTATCTTTATCTCTATCGGCATTTTTGGTATCCGTTGGTATGCGTTCGGATGCGGTCGCATTCCATCGCTTTAATGCGTTTTCTTTATTCTTTACTCGAATACCTTCGTATTTCTGTAAATCACGTTTTAAACTTTGTTTAATAGGCTCGAATGCTATTTCCGTAATTATATCTTCAGGAATAGGATCTTGGTCATTTACATACTTTAAAATATGCTTAAACAATTTACCAGCTTGTTCATCCGTTAACTTTTCAACGGTGTGAATAACATCACAATATAAAATAAATCCTTTTTTGTCTTTTGCCATTTTTGTATAAAATAAAAAAGCCTCTTAAAATCCTGCGCGTCTGACTTCGCATTCATTTAAAAGGCTAATAACTTCTTTTCGGTTATATAGTGTCAGACGTAACCGTTCACAAATATAGTAATTATTTTTTAATTACCAACTATCTACATTCGTAACACAAAAATTTTCACCTACATTTCCTTCAAACCATACCGAGTAATCAAAACACCAAGTCTTAGAATTACCCGAACACGAATTCCTAACCGTCAACGTATAACACGTATTGTTATTTGCATCTAAAATTATCTCATCATTTGTAATAGTTCCGCAATTACATTCTTTTGAGCAGCTGGTTAAACTTAAACAAGCTAATCCGATAAATAATACTTTTTTCATTTTACTTTTATTTTATAATTACTGTTGGTATTGCAGAATTAATTTCAAATATTTCGCCTATTTCTAATAATCCATTTGAATAAAACGCTCTGTAATACGTTAAATTTGTTTGTTGATCGTGGATTCTTTCTACTTCAGTTAAATAATATACTTTCATAATTAATCGTTTTCTAAATTTATTCTTTCTATTGTTACTTTTAAATTACTTTTCCAGCTGCGCATTAAGTATTTATATCTTACACACTTTGAAGATAGTTTAAACCGCGTTAAATTACGTCTTACTTTCATTTTACGCCACGTCTTAAACCTTCAATAAATTGATGCCTTGTTACTACGCTTAACTTGTTTTTAAAGTCAAAAAATTTAAACACGCTACCTTCATATCCAAAATCTATTTTCTTAGCCTTAGATTGAATAGTAAAGAAATAGTTTATTTCGTCTTTTTCTATTTCAAATGTTTTGATTCCCTGGTTTCTAAATACTAAAGAGTAAATTGTGCCTCCAAACTCTTCCGCTTTTATAATAGCAAAAGGCGTACGCGTTAAATACAATTCTTTTAAAGTTACTTCTGTTTTCATTTTTCGTTTATTTTATTATAAATAGATCCAATTACTATTGCTATAAAACCAACCGCAGCCAGTAATAAAGCCATTTTTGCTTCTTCTGCCATTCTATTCTGATTTAAAGGTTAATTATTCCACCATATTCCAAGCATAAACCCAACACAAGCACTCATTATACTTATTAATACTATTTCCATTCTATTCTGATTTAAAGGTTATTTTACTAACTGATATACCAATAGCCCATTTTAACCATGCTAAACACACCATTGTTGTTGTTACAGATGTGGTTTCATTTGATTTACTACCAGTTCTTAATTTTATTGATGGGATGATATCTATATCATCATTCACCCACTTACCTACAATTTTATGTAGTTTAAATTTAATGTTTCTCATTCTATTCTGATTTAAAGGTTAATTATTTCATCTACTGAAAGTAAATCACATATGTCTTCAATATGATTTTCTAAATCTATACCAATCTGTTCATAATCACAAAATCTATGATAACAATCTCCATTTTCCCAATGTTGAAAACATTCTTTTTCTTCTCCATTGTCAATAAATAAACCGCATCCTGTACATTTATCACATACACTTTCTTCAGGAAATTCATCATCAGTTAAATGTCTATTTTGCCATCCTTGAGAATAAACATTGTATATTTTTTCCAAAACAGATTTTGTTTTCTCTATAAATTCTTTTTGATTCATTCTGCGTAGTTTTTGCGGTTCAATTTTAAATAAATCTTCCATTCTATTCTGATTTAAAGGTTAATTGTTTCATTTTTATTTCATATTCTTTACCATCTCTAAAGCCTTTTAAATATTCTTTGGCTTCTTGTGTTTTCTCCATTCCTTCGGCTATCTTAACTATATCTTCAGGAACTCCATAATGGAAATATCCATTGTCATGTAATTCCTGTACTAACCACTCTACTGCTGTTTTCATTCTATTCTGATTTAAAGGTTTGTTTTTTAGTTTTGGCTAAATAGTAAAGCTCTGCGTATTCTTGCATTGCTATCAATGCTTGTGACCTATCAATGATACCATCATAATCAGTATACTTGTTTAATATTTCTTCTTTTGAGCCAAGTAATATTATTTCTTTTTGTTCCTCATTCATTCTATTCTGATTTAAATTTTACTTTTAATTACTAATTTCAATTCTCCATTAATATCAGATTCTACTTCTTCATGAATTTTATCCACGTACTTTTGGCTAAATTCTACTTCGTGCCATTTATCTTCCGTTAGAATGCTTTTCTTTTGATTGTGGTGCGTTTCTACTCCCGAGCTAATTAACGCGCTTAAATCGCTTAAAATAGATATTAAATCACCTTTCTCTGTCCATTCGAACGTAACTGTAACTTGTTTTGTTCGTTTTTGCTTAATTTGCCAGTTCATTTTGTGTAATTTATTATAGCGTCTAAATAATCATTGTATAGCTTTTCGTTGAACGAACCGCCTTTATCTTCAGGACAAATTTTAGTTACCCATTTGCGCTTTAAATAAGCTACGTTAGGACGGTGTGGGAAATACGTGTTAACCACGTTTTTAATTTTTGACTTCATCTCTTTTAGTTTTAGAAATTAATACTAAAGATAAACATAATACGCCAGCACCTAATAATAACCAGTTTTCGTAACTGTAACCAATTACTATTAAAGCTAAATTAATAAAGATTCCTGTTTGTTTTTTCATAATGTTTGTTTTTAATTGTTTTCTTTTATATCAACTTTAATAACTTCAATAACCCATGTTAAAGGATAATACGCTAAAAGTTCACCCCCTAAAGTCATGTGCCTAACTAAAATTCCATCTTCACGCTTAATTACAATAGCATCATTAAATTTAATTTTATAAGATGACAAATCCGGTTTTGTAATTCTTAATGTAACGCAATAATCTTTCATAATTTAATAATTTTTAAAAATGTTTTAGCCTCTTTTTCAAAATCCCAGTCGTAATTTGTAATTAATCCTTTTTCGTTTAAATATATTTGAAAACCTATTATTTTATTTAATTGACCCTCATAACATAAATGAGTTAGGCTTGGATGTTTTTGTTTACTGGTGTAAAGTATTGATTTTTCGCATTCTTTACATTTCCAAAAATGAGTAGTAAACCCCATAATTAATAAGTTAAATGAATTAAACCATATACATTCTTGCAAATTTGATTTTTAGCCTTTACGCTTCTTTCAGTTTGTTGAGCTATCATTTCTTCGATTAACTTTTGTTCTTCGTTAATAGCTTGTTTAACCGCCTCTATTGCATCAACTCCGTTAATTATTAAGTTAATTGCTCTTTCTTCTACTGATTTACTAATGTTTATCATATCCTTTGTTTTTAATTATAGACCAAAATTAATATAAAAATTTAATATAACAAACTTTTTAGTATTTTTTTTTTAATATTTTTTTTTGAGCATAAAAAAACCCCTACCGTTGTAGAGGTTTTTCAATCATAAATTAAACAAAGCATCGTATGAAATGCGTACAAATATAAAAAATTATTTTCCTACTTTGAAACGTCTTAAAATAAATTTTACTATTCTTTTAGCAATTGCTTTCCAAAGAACCCCTTTGGCATCGACTTTCACCTCCACGCCCTCGGGGGTTTTCTTCACGTGAATATCTATATTTTTACCGTCTAAATTAAACTCTTTGTTTATTTCGTCACGTACTACCTGAATGTCTAAGTTCTTTGTGTCAATGTCTAACTTTACGTTTGTACCGTCTTTTTCTAAATTTAGATCGAAGTTATCCGTATCTATTTTAACTGTTTTTTTCTTTGCCATAATTATTTATTTAGTCCAACGTGCTTTAGTAAGGCGAATGTCATAATGTATCCAAGTCTTATATATTCCTAAACCGCCTTGTTTCATTTTGCCAGCCGATATTAACTTTTCAATTATTGCCGCTACTTGTTTAGGCGTGTAACCTTCAATTTTTAAATCAGCAGCTTGTCCCGTAATGTGTCGCGATTGAGTAGCACCGCCTATTTTCTTATTAAATTCCGCGTTTCTGTACCCGCTTGTAATCTTAATAGGCTTCTTTACCTCATCACGTAAAACTTGTAAGTTCTTTGCAAGTTCTTGAATGTTACGTAAAATAGTTTCAGTAAGCGGAAAATTGTGCTTATTAAACTCGTTTAAATTAAAATTATTAGTTAGCTTCATAAATTATTTTTTCGCTAATTTACGGCTTTTATTTTCAAGTACCGCAAC